AGCGCTGAATACAATAAATTAACTGGCGATCACCCAAATTATGAGGCAGATCATAGACATACGTTACTTGAGATGATGGTTAACGTGGATTTGCCGGGTTTTGAAGACCTTGATAACGGCGAACCCACGAATATTGGGCTGCCTTACGTCATTACTGTTGACAAGTCATCCAATATTATCCTTTCGATTCGCCGAAACTGGAAAGAAGGGGATGAATTAAAGCTCAAGCGTCAACATTTTGTCCATTATCAGTATTTGCCGGGGCTAGGATTCTACGGATTTGGTCTAGTTCACATGATTGGCGGTTTAACCAAGTCTGCTACCTCGTTATTACGTCAATTAGTTGACGCTGGTACGCTGGCTAACCTTCCGGGCGGCCTAAAAGCGCGAGGATTGCGGATTAAAGGCGATGATTCGCCGATTATGCCGGGAGAATTCCGAGATGTAGACGTTCCGGGTGGTGTTATCCGCGATAACATTGCATTTTTACCGTACAAAGAGCCATCTGCTGTACTTCACCAGATGTTACAGGAGATTGTGGAAGATGGTCGCCGATTTGCTTCTGCTGGCGATGTAAAAGCAGCGGATATTAACGGCGAAGCGCCAGTGGGTACAACTCTAGCGCTACTTGAGCGCGAGATGAAAGTAATCAGCGCGGTTCAAGCTCGTGTTCATGCGTCAATGAAGCAAGAGCTTCAGATTTTATGTGAGATTGTGGCTGATTTTGGCCCTACTCAGTATCCTTACGATACTGAAGAGAATGCTATAACCTCTGAGGACTTTGATGACAGGGTAGATATTATCCCTGTCAGTGATCCGAATGCTGGAACAATGGCCCAAAGAATTATGCAGTATCAGGCTGCTCTACAGTTAGCAGCTCAAGCCCCTGATATGTATAACTTGCCGCTTTTGCATAAACAAATGCTGGAAGTTCTTGGCATTCAAGACGCGGATAAGATTATTCCTGATGAAAACGATATTCCGCCAACTGATCCTGTTTCAGAGAATATGATGATTATGATGGGAGAGCCTGTAAAAGTTTATCCTTATCAAGATCATGAAGCGCATATTAAAGTTCATCTGGCTGCACTGAACGATCCTCAGATTGCCGAGATGTTAAATCTTTCTCCTGACGGAGCGGCTAAAGCAGCAGCTCTTAATGCTCACATAGCCGTACATGTTGCTTACAAGTATCGCAACGATATAGAAAAAGAGCTTGGAGTGCCGTTGCCACCTGTAGATTCATCGCTACCGCCAGATATTGAATATCGGTTATCTCAGCTTGTAGTTCCTGCTGCTGAGCAGTTAACAGGAAAAGCCGAACAGATGGCCGCTGCTGAGCAAATGGCTGCTCAAGCTGAAGACCCAGTATTGCAACTTCAAAAAGCAGAGCTAGAAATAGATGCTGCTAAAGTTCAATCTAAAGCTGCTACTGACATGGCTCGTATACAAGCTGATCTCACTAAGGCTGCTGCTAAAGATGACCTTGAACGAGATAAGCTCAAAGCAGAACAGAAGATTGAAGGCGCTAAGCTTGGCGTGAAGATAGCAGAGACCAACACCAAGGAAGAGTTAGAGACCAAGAAGATTGCTTCAAGAGATAAGATTGAGGGCGCTAAACTTGGTACTGAGATCGCTAAAGAGCTGATGATCGATGAAAGAGAAAGAGATATTGAAGAAATGATCGATAAGAGAGATACTACACGCGAAGAAATGATTGATGATCGAGAGAGAGATGAGTGACCATTTATCAGATAACGTGTTAGAAGTATTAAATAAGAAAATACGAACTATAATGAACGAGACAGCCGACCATGTAAGTGCAGGAGGATGTCGAAGTTTTGATGAATATTCAAAGTGTTGCGGGATTATAGAAGGACTCGCAATCGCTGAAAGAGAATTACTCGATTTGAACAAGCATATCGAGAATAACTAATCTCCGCATAAAGCGGTGCAGTGACTCTGGACACTCTTCCAGTGCAAGGAAAAACTAATGGCAGAAGCATTAGCAGAAGTAGATACGGTATCCGAAGAGGATACTGCGAAAAAACCTCGTGCAGCTCATAAACTACCTGACCCGAAAGGGTACAAGATTTTGATAAATCTTCCCGAACCTGAAGAAGCCAGTGAAGGAGGTATTCTCAAAGCCCAAGAAACTATTGAGGCGGAAGAGGTAGGCTCCATAATTGGCTTTGTTATCAAGTTAGGCCCAGACGCTTATAGTGATAAGTCACGGTTTCCTAGCGGCGCTTATTGCAAAGAGGGTGATTTCATTATGATGAGGTCGTACTCTGGCACACGCTTTAAGGTGCATGGCAAAGAGTTCAGGCTCATCAATGACGACAGTGTAGAAGCTGTGGTCGAAGACCCTAGAGGAGTGATGAAGGTATGAGCGAAGCAGAAACCGAAACAGAGGTTCAACCCCCTACGTCACCTGAAGACAAGTTCTTTGGGGTCAAGACGCAGCACAGCAGAAATGCTGAACCAGCTTCTGACGAGGCTGAGCAAGGCGGATTTGAAGTAGAAGTTGTAGACGATACTCCGCCTGAAGAGAAGAAACCCGTTAAGCGAACTAAGGAATTAGCCGAGCCTCACGTAAAGTTCGATGACGGATTTACTGACGAAGAACTAAAAACTTATAGCAAGGGTGTCCAAAAGCGGATTAATCAGCTCAGGGCAATTAACCACTCAGACAGGCGCAAGGTTGGGGAAGCTCAGCGTATGCGTGATGAGGCTGTAAGAGTAGCGCAATCTCAACAAAAGAAGATTGAAGAGTATGAGTCACTGTTGGCTAACAGTCAGGGCGCTATAATTGAAAGCACCAAAGGCAAAGCGCAAGTGGAGCTGGACAGTGCTGAGAAAGAGCTGAAGAAAGCGCATGAGGAAGGCGATGCCGATAAGTTAGTTCAAAGCCAAAAAGCTTTGGCTGCTGCAACAGCTAAGATAAACGAGATGGAGCAGCGTGAACGAAAGTATAAGCAGGCCCAACAAGCTCAAAAGCGCAGGCAAGAAGAACTTGCTAAACAGCCTCAACAACCTCAACCTCAACAGAGAGTTCAGGTAACTCCACAGCAAGATAAGTGGAACAGCGAGAATCCGTGGTTTCAACCTAACCCTGTAAATGGACAGATTGATCCACTACACAAAGAAATGACAGCAGTAGGTTTAGCTATTCATGACAATCTTTATCATGAAGGTATTACTGCTACAGGAGACCCTCAGCGTTATTACGCTGAAGTTGATCGAAGAATGCGTCAGCGTTTTCCCGATTACTCTGGCTTTGCTCCAACAGAGCAAGCTGAAGAAGTCGAGGAAGTGCAGGAGGAACGAAGCGCTCCGCAACGCCAACGCAGCAATACCACCGTGGTAGCGCCGAGTACCAGTAGGAACAATGGCGCAAAGACACGCAAAGTCCAGCTATCGAAAACTCAAACAGCTCTCGCGAAGCGTTTGGGAATTACTAATGAAGCCTATGCCGAACAGTTGCTAAAACAGGAGATTGGCTAATGACTGAAGAAATAAACCGCGCACCCCAAGAGCTAGACTCAAGGGAAAACACGAAGAGGCCGAATGATTCATGGATTCCTGCTTCTTCTTTGCCTTCTCCAAATCCGCGAGATGGAATCTCTCATAGATGGATTCGTACTTCGGTCTTGGGGCAAGTTGATAACACTAACGTGTCGCAGAAAATGAGAGAGGGATGGGTGGCAGTTAAAGCTACTGACTATCCTGAAATTGACTACGTTCCTGATAAGACAAGTCGTTATCCTGAAAATATTGAATATGGCGGTCTATTGTTATGCTCGATTCCGAGCGAAATGTTAGACAAGCGTACTGAGTATTACAGTCAGATGGCGGTTAATCAAATGGAAGCAGTAGACAACAGTTTTCTTAGCGACCAAGACCCTCGAATGGCTAAGTTCCAAGAGAACTCTTCGAGGACAACTTTTGGTAGAAGATAATCTTGTTAGTAGGATTGTCTTCATAACGAGGACTTTACTATGTCTGCAACAGCGACCCCTATGGGAGCGGAACCAGTCGGCGGATTATCCGCTTGTGGTTCTTTCTCTGGAAAAGTTCGCCATATAAAAATAGCTAGTGGCTATGCTACTAATATTTTTTATGGTGATTTTGTAAAGCTGGTCAATACCGGAACTATTGAAAAAGATACTGGTACTGCAACAGCTACTCCGGTTGGTATTTTTATGGGCTGTTTTTACACTGACCCTAGCACTAGCCAACCTACGTTCAATCAAATGTTTCCTACTGGAACTGTAGCGGATGACGCTATGGCTTATGTGCTTGATGATCCTGATGCTGTATTTAGAATGCAAGCTGATGGCTCTTTAGCACAAACTACTTTAGGTAATAACATTGCTATTATCCAAACTTCTGGTTCTACAACTATTGGGCGCAGCAAAAATGCGGTTGACGCAAGTACCGCTGCAACCACCGATACTCTTCCCTTACGGATTCTTGAGTTTATGGATGGTCCTGACAGTGCTGTAGGTGACGCATTTACAGATGTGCTATTAACGTACAACTTTGGAATGCACCAATATAGAAACGCCACAGGCGTATAGGAGGCTTAGCGAATGGCTATATCAAGAGCGCAAATGCTCAAAGAGCTACTTCCGGGTCTTAACGCCCTGTTTGGCTTAGAGTATGCAAAGTACGAAGACGAAGATAAGATGATCTATGAAACAGAAACATCTGATCGTTCGTTTGAAGAAGAAGTAAAGTTGAGTGGGTTTGGCGCTGCGCCTGTGAAGCCTGAAGGTTCTGCAATCAATTATGATTCAGCACAAGAAGCTTTCACCGCTCGTTACACTCATGAAACTATTGCTCAGGGTTTCGCTATTACTGAAGAAGCAATGGAGGACAACCTCTATGCGTCTTTGTCTCAGCGATACACTAAAGCTTTGGCAAGAGCGATGGCTTACACCAAGCAAGTTAAAGCTGCTTTCCCATTAAATAATGGTTTCACTAACGCTTTTCAATCTGGCGATGGTGTTAACTTGTTTACTGCGGTAGGCGATGGCGTTGTTGGTGGTGGTGGTCACCCTCTAGTTAATGGTGGTTTTAACTCAAACCGTCCTGCTACAGCAGCAGATTTAAACGAAACCTCTCTG